AGACCGATTGAAAAAGTCCAAGCTTTGAAGACTAGAGCTTTCTCAGCTGGACCCATGGACTACACGTTGGCATTCCGTATGTATTTTCTAGGATTTGCGGCTCACGTTGCGAAGAATAGGATTGACAACGAAATATCAATTGGGACTAATGTGTATTCTGATGATTGGACACGCACAGCTTTGCGACTGCAACGAAAAGGAAAACATGTCATTGCAGGAGATTTTTCCAATTTCGATGGGACCCTTCTCCTTCAAGTTCTTGAGCCTATGGTTGAGATTGTTAATGATTTTTATGATGATGGCGAGGAGAATGCAAGGATTCGTCGTGTTCTTTGGAAGGAAATCTGCAATTCTGTTCACTTGAAAGGAGATCAATTGTACCTGTGGACTCACTCCCAACCATCTGGTTGTCCAGTCACTGCGATTCTTAATTCGATGTACAATTCGATCACTGTGAGATATGTTTGGCTAGTTGTCATGCCACAAGAGTATGGAACAATGAAAGCTTTTAATGAGCATGTTTCCATGGTCTCTTATGGTGATGACAATTGTCTGAACATATCCCCTGAGGTGATTGAGATGTTCAATCAAATTACGATTGCGGAGGGATATGCAACCATTGGCATGACTTACACCGACGAAGCCAAATCTGGAGAGATGGTACCATTTCGTACGTTGGGTGAAATTGCTTATCTGAAGCGAACGTTTACATGGAATGAAGAGGAAAAGCAATATCTTGCCCCATTGAGTATGGACACTGTGCTCGAAATGGTTAATTGGATTCGTGGGGATTTGGATCAAGAGCAGAGCACCATTGACAATATTGAGACAAGTTCATTTGAACTTTCTCTGCATGGAAAAGAAACCTTCGATTATTGGACACGGAAATATATGACCGCAACGAAGAACTTTCGCGTGCGCCCGCAGATTTTATCTTATGATGAGTATCGTCGGGTTGAAGCTGTCAAATATGGACGGCTCACAGCATGCCAATTTTAATAACCCAAATCTTGGAATGGGGCTTCAATCAATTGCCGTGAGGTTGAAGCAGCAAAGCCTGAATCCAAGTCAACATCAGTTGGATGGAGAGAGTTTTATACTTTCTATTGATTAATGTGTGCCATCTAAAATCCAGGCTATTAATCCGGCATTTTAAAGTGAGAGAATGATTCAGCTCCACAAGTTTTGTTAAACTCATGAATCGCTATGAATTCGACACAAATGAACCAAATTAACCCTGATTCCACTTTGGTATCAGATCCACAACAAGTCACCACGTTTACAGATGATGTTGAAGTTACTTCTTATGAGAAACCAATGATTTCATCTGCGACAATGTGGACTAAAATGGCTGAAGATTCCATGTTACATGATGTGCATGCTATCTTGCAACGCCCCACCATTGTTTTTGAATCGTCTTTTGATACACTTTCACCTCTGCCTGAATTGAATTTTCCTGAGTCCATTTTAGACAATTCAGTGAATATTGTAGAGAAATTAAATCGATTCACTTATTTTCGCGCCAATATCAAAGTGAGAGTTGTGTTCAATGCTACCCCGTTTCAACAAGGTAGATATTGGATGTTTTTCTCTCCTTTTGATTCTGAGTGCAATAGACCCCAAACTGGTCATATTTCCAACCAAACAGGTTATCCTGGAGTGGAAATTGATCTTGCTAGTGGCGCACCTGTGGAAGTTAAAATCCCATATTGTGCACCCCTTTCCCATTATGACTTGGTCAATGGGTTTTCAACTATGGGCACTTTGAAAATGGTCGAATTGAATCAAATCCAAGATGGAGTTTCCCCCGCTTCACCCGCTTACTACACAGTGTATGCTTGGTTTGAGGATATTGAGTTGGCTATGCCCAATCCAGTGAAAATTCTTCAAGCTCAAGTTGGTGAAGAACAACAAGCCACAATGGGGCCACCAATTTCCGGTACAGCCAACGCTGTTTCTGTGGTGGCTCGAACTCTTGCGAATGGAGTTCCATCCTTGGCACCAGTTTTGAAACCAGTTGAATGGGTGTCCCGTGCTGTTGCTGGTGTAGCTAGTACAATGGGATATAACAAACCCGTCACGCTTGAGAAGAATTGCCTCATCACAAACGTGCCTGCTAAAGGTTTTACAAATTGTGATGGTATTGATACATCAACTAAGCTTGCAGCTATGCCGGACAATTCTTTGACAACAGAGAAAGGCTTGTTTTCAACTGAAATCGATGAGATGGATATGTCATATGTTACATCCAAATCTTGTGTGATGGAGAAGGACATTACTTGGAATATCAACCAGTCGAAAGGCACTCAAATTTATTTTTGGCCTGTCATGCCTGGGTGTACTGAGACCGGTAACACTTCAGATAGAATTCCTGCAACAATTACAGCTTATGTTGCCAGTATGTTTTCTTTGTGGCGCGGATCATTGAAATATCGTATTACCGTTGCCAAAACTGGTTTTCATACTGGTCGTTTGCGATTGACCTACTTTCCAGGTGATTCATTGCTGAGAAATGTAGAAACCGACGTTCAAAGCGCTTATAATTGGATTTTAGATCTTTCAGTTTCATCCGAGTTTGAGATTGAGATCCCTTATATTGCAAATATTCCGTGGAAGAGAGTCATTGTTGACAACCCGGGATCTAATGCTTGGCGAGATATTAAACATTACCCTGGTTGTCTCCAACTCACTGTACTGAATCAGTTGAGAAGATCTTCAGATTCGGTTGCGGATAATTGTCCAGTAAACATTTGGATTAGTGGTGGTGATGATTTGTCATTTGCTATTCCTGATTTTGGAGGGTATGTTGTTCAAACTAACCCAACTCCTGTCCCTTTTGAAGAGAGTGAATTTCCGGTATTGGACGCTCAGGTTTTTAATTTAACTTCAAGTGGAACAAGTCACGATGAACAAATGTCGAGTAATTCCATGACTATGTTTCCCAAATCTTTGATGGACAAAACTTCCGCGGAACAATTGACAATTGGTGAGAAAATTATGAATCTTCGTCAGTTAATCAAAAGATTCACGATTACGGCTACCGGAAACAAATTTCCCTATGTTAGTCTTAACACAGGTAGATATTGTTTCCCTGGTCCCATGCAAGCTAACAACGACTTCAATTTGCACAATGAGATTACATTGGACCCTTGTTACTTTGGAGTGACTAATGGAACCAATGTTCCCATTGAACAAGAAGTGGAGTTGCCAGTTTCTAGGAATGATGATGGAACTTTTGTTTTTCTTGACGATTTTATTGCAGTCAGACGTTATCCTGTCCAAAATCCATTGTTCTATATTTCGTATCTTTATCGGTTTTGGAGAGGAGGAAGAAGATACAAGATGATTTTTCCTCCCGGAGACGATCTGACTTATAATAGTCAAGGGGTTGGTCCTGCCACTCAGGCCGGTGCTTTTGCTCAGCGTAGCGCTGGTATTTCTTCATCTGCCACGAATCGGCCGGCTCAACCCGTATTGATTAAAAGAGACTATGATACAACTGAAAATGGTGTCATCTTGGAACCTACTCTTACCACATTTATCACAGCCTCTTCAGAGCCTACTTTCGAGCACGTCGTTTTTCCTGATTTGAATGGTGTTGCTGAATTCGAGGTTCCTTACTATTCGCAAACCCCCATCTCCTTGGTTGGTGAGGGAATCATTTCTAGTACCAAGGGAACTTTACTGACACGGTCACGCATTAAAGTTCGGAAATCCACGAATCCCCGTGGACTCGACCAGCCCGCTTACAGTGCCTTTAATTCCGGCGGGTATTTAACATCTACAGCAACTGATGCTGCCATCAGACCTTGTTTTGGAGCTTTTTCTCTTTATGAGGCCGCTGCTGATGACTTTTCTTTCGGATACCTTGTAGGTGCTCCGTATATCAAGAGACTTTAAAATCTCACAATTTCTAGATTGAACACATTTCTACAGGATGTGCTCGATCGCAGTCTATTGACACCTTTGGGTGGTCACCATTGTTTAACGCACAATGGTCCTCTATTTTTCATAACAATGAACCACCCACGGGGTGGATGTAATTATTAGTAACTTTTAGAGGTTCAGCCCAAAGAGCTTAATTAGAAATTTTATTATGTCCAAAATTTGCGTTCTGTACTTAACCCCTAGTGG